TCCCGACCCGCGCCCTTCGAGTCCTCGGCTTCTACGGTGCCGACGTCGACCTTGAGCCCGGGGTAGAGGTGCCCGCGCTTCAGGGCGCCTTTGCCGGCGGCGTCGACCGTGATCGCCCCGGCTTTGGCTTCGTTGTCTTCGAGCGTGCAAATGATGCCGGAGCCGTTCGAGAACAGGCCCCGCTGCAACTGCCGCTTGATCCCGTCGACCGCGCCCTCGCGCTCCGTGTCGACCGCCTTGGCGACCGCCAGCGCGGACGTCGCGGATTCGTCGATCACCGCGCTCTCGACAATGACATCGAACCAGTTGTGGGAATAGTTGTATTCCGCCTGCTTGGTCACGACGTTGGTGCCTTCGTTCAGTTCGGACGAACCGTCTCGGGGCACCGCCGAGAAGCCACCGGACAGGCCGGTGCGGACGGCGACAAGCACTTTGTCACCCTGTTCACCCGTGGGCGTGAGTTTCGTGAACTGATCGAGGAGCGGGCTTCCGACGAAGACACTGTTCTCGATCGAGTCACTCAACCACGTCTCTTTCATCGCGGCCAGGAAGGCCGTTGCGTTCTGCATTTGAAAGGGACTCCTTTATTGCTGGGAGGCCATCGCCCTTTCGGCCGCCGCCGCACCGGCTGCCAGACGATCCTCTTCTTTGGATAGGTCCAGCGCCTTGCCGCCGGGCCTACCGCCCGGTGCCCCTCGTCCCGGCTCCTGCCTGCGCTTGGCGAATTCCTGCTCGCGGCGGCCAAGCCAGCCTTTCAACACCTTCGCGGCTGCGGCATAGTCCGGGAGCCCGTCCGGACCGGGATTGTTCTCCGCGTGGGTGCGGAGAAACATGTCCTCGTCGGAATCGAGCTCGCGGCCCCATTGCTCCTCGATCGCCTCGAGTTGCTGGTCCGCCAGGTCGTCGAGCGCCTGCAACTGGGCAGCCGCTTCGGCCTCCTGTCGTTCCTGGGCCATGAGGGCTTCGAGCTGCTCGACGCGTTCGCCCGGATCGGGCTCGTCGTCAAGTAGGCCCTGCAGATCGTCATCGGCGCCCTGAACGTCGATTCCGAGCGCCTGAAGCTGCGCCGGATCGTTCAGGTCGACTCCGAGGAGCCGCAGGTAGTGGGGCATCGTTTCGGGGTCTCGCAGGCCCTCGATCAGGGCCTGCGACTCTTCGGCTACACGCTGCCCCTCGCCGAACTCCATCGCCTTCTTGGTGAAGGCCGAGCGCATCTCGTTGTACTTGTTGCCAAGCCAGTCACGATCCGCGTCGTCGGGGACCTGCGAGGGGTCGAAGTCGTAGAACGACTCCGTTTCATCCGAGCCGCCCGGTTGTCCCGTGTCGGGGCCGGCGTCGGCGGGGTCTCCTCCGGGCTCCTGGCCGGCCTCCGGCTCACCCTCGTTGCGCAGGGTTCCGGGGGGAATGGCGGCGCTTTCGGCCGCCCAGCCGGCTTCGAGTGCGGGGGCGAGGGTCAGAACCTCGTCCAGCATCGGGAGGGTGTCGGGCTTGTCCTGCGGGGCAGGGGCTCCGTGGTGCATGTGACTCCTTTGTCCATGCGGGGCGCCGGGGCGCTTGTCCGCAGTTTGTGTTCGGGGCGCCCGCGCGGGCGCTTGTCCGGAAAGCTCTGTGGCGCTACGGGCGCGGTGGCGGCGCTTCGCCGGCTTCTTCGCCGGGCTGGGAGGGGGTCGGCTTGGGGGCCTGTTCCTTCGCCGCGTTGCGCATCCCCTGTTCCTCGGCGAGCGCGTTCTGCTGTTCGGCCGCGCGCTGCTGCTGCTGCGATTCCAGGTCGAGCAGCTTCTGGTAGTAGAAGAGGCTCGCTTCCTTGACCTGCAGGTCCGACCGATCCCAATCGTCGGTCTTCATCCATTCCTCGATCGCGGCTTTCAGGATCGGGAGCGAGTCGAAGGGTCGCGGCAGCCAGCCAGGCACCATCGGGTTCCCCCGCAGATCCGTGGTGAGCGCTTCCTCGCCGGGCAGCGCCGGGCGATCGGGCTGCTCCCAGAAGGTGCCGTTGCGCAGCTGCTCGATCACGCGATGGGCACGGCCGACGTCCTCTTCGTAGCCCTGGATCAGTTTTTCGGGAGTGGCCGAGTTGATCGCCTCGATCACGACCTCGGGCGGGAAGACTCCGGGGAAGGTGTTGGTGAGCTGGAGGATCCGCTGTTCGATCTGCGGCCTGCTGAGCATCTGCGTCGCGCTGACGCGCACCCGTACGCCCGTCTGGTTGCGGATGTCGGCGCCCGTGAAGTCGCCGACCGGTTCCCATCCGGTCGTTCCGCGGAACTTGAGATCGCGGTCGGCGCTGTACTTACGCTGTGCGATCACGAGGCAGTCGGACATCAGGTCCGAGCGCCAGCGGTCGAAGTCGTCGATAAAGCGCTGCCAGGCCGAACGATTGAGCTCCGTCAGCTGTTCGATCGACTTGGCGGCCTCCACCTGCGCGGGCACGTCTTCGTCGAAGGCGATCGACGAGAACCGTGCCTTCGCCCGTTCCTCCATCTCGAAGAGCTCGGAAGGGAAGGGGACGTTTTCGCGCCATTCCGGCCGTTCGCCGCCGGCCAGGGAGCGGTCGTACTCGATTATCAGGCCGGGCTCGTCGGTCGGGTCCGTGAGCAGGGTGCCCTCCGGCGCCATCACCTGCGCATTGAGCCCGATCTGGCTGTACTCGCTCTGCTTGTTGATCGCCAGGTCGTGGCCACGCACGCTGTCGATCACCTGCTGCACGAGACCCTTCTGGCGGTCGGAGGCCGCGTCCACGTCGTAGTAGAGGCGCCGCAGGCACGGCGTGTCGACGACGTTGCCCTGGGCGTCGACCATCGGGTAGTTCGCGTCGGGGAAGATCTTGCGTCCCCCGGCGTAGGTGCCCCAGCGCCCCTTCGGGTACCTCCGGCACGGGCGCTCGAAGTATTCGGTGACGATCGTCAGCTTGGAGCCCTTCTTCTGACGGGCTGTCGAGCGGCCTTCGCCGGTTGTCTTCGCGTCCGGCCGCAGACTCTCGTTCGGGACCTCCAGGAAGTCCGGTTCATCTTCGATCTCCTCGATCGCCCGGGCGTGCTCGACCGCGTACCAGCGAGACTTCTCGAAGTCGACACCCGGCTCCCAGAGAACCTCGAGGCCGGAATAGATGCTGATCTCGATCTCGCCCCGGCCGCGCCACACGGGGTTCTCCGGATCGGGCCGGCCGGCGTAGGGCTGTTCGCCCGTTTCGGGGTTTTCGTAGTCGGCTTCGGGGTGCTGGGAGACGTCCTCGTAGGGACCGACGTTCGCGTTCCACACGGCCCGCCCGAACGCTTCCTCGGTGACCATCGCCCACCACAGTGCCTTCACCTCGGCGCTCGGGAAGCCCCAGAGCGGGTAGCCGGCGCGGGCGATCCGCAGCGCCAGGCGCGAGGCCGCGTAGTCCTCGGCATCGGGCGTCGCGCTCGTCGATTCCCATTCGGGCTCGCGCTGCGTCGCCGCGGAGATCTTGCGCTTGAGCATCGGGGCGACGATCTCGTTGGAGCGACGAACCCGATGGTCGGGCTTTTCTCCGCCTTGCGCCAACGCGGTCGTCGAGAGGTTGACGACCTTGGTCTGGTCATCGTTCAGTTCGGAGAAGTGGTTGCCGTTGGCGAATTCGATCGCCAGCAGGCGCCGCGCCTGCACTTCACGCAGGCCCTCGCGGCCGCGCTTCAGCCGCTCTTCGATGTCCGTGGGGACAGGGGCGGCTGCGCTCGTGGGCGTCTTCTCGTCAGCCATTCTCGGCTTCTTCTTTTCGCTTCTTGTAGGCGGCGTCGTCATCGGCGGCTATCGGCCGCGCGCGGCGGCGGTCGGGCCGATTCGCACGGACGTGCTCGACGACCGCCGCCTCCGGCGCCTGGATGCGCTGGTAGAGCTCGCGGCGCTCATCGGCCGCCGCCTGTCGTTCCTGCGCTCGCTCGAGTTCGAGCTTGCCGACGCGCTGCTCCCAGAGCAGGTCGCGGTAGACGAGGAAGCCGACCAGAGCGAGGACGGCGATCGCGAGGTAGGTCACTCGGCTGCCCGCAGCGTCGCGATCAGCTTCTCCTTGCTCATCTTCGAGTAGCCCTTGACCTTGCGGGACTTGGCGAGCTTGCGCAGCTCGGTGACGGTCCGGGCCTCGTAGGAGCCACCCGTGCCACCCGCGTCGCCACGCGGCGCGGGGTCGGCCTGCGAGGCGCTCTCGTACGGTTCGCCCTCGACCCAGTACTTGATGCGCCCCGGGCCGGTGACCGTGAGCGGGGTCTGCGGGTCGATCAGCGACTCGCCGGGGGCGACGTTGATCGGGTCGCCGCCTGCGGGCTCCGCGACGACGGCTCCGGTGTGGGCCTCGAGCGCGGTGACCTTGAACAGGTCGACCCTCTCGTGAGGGGACAGGTAGAGAACCGTGGGCATCGCTACTCCTTCGGTTGGCCGGCGCCGTCGTCGGCGTCCGGGTCGTCTGGGTCGTCGGCGGTGACCTCGATCACGAGCTCGGCCGCCTGTCTGAGGCCCTCGACGGCCGCGACCCGCTCCGCGAGCTCGGCATTGCGGGTCTCGAGTGCGTCGAGGCGCTCGCGGAGCTCGGCGACCTCGACCTCGGGCACCATCCCGAGCAGATCCTTCGCCGTCTTTTCGATGACGCTCCGACGGATGTAGATCCGCGGGTCGTTCGGCCCCTGCGCCTTCGCGGTCGGGTCGCCGAAGTCGATCACCGGCTCGTCGGTGCGGCCGGTGACGATGCAGCAATGAGGGGGCGAGCTGACGTTGGAGGGCAGCTCGACGAGACGTGCTTTCACGGGTTCCTTCCGGTTAGGTGAGCTTGCCCATCACCGTGCCGCTGCGGCGCCGGGAGGGCTTGTACGGGGGCGCGGTCCCGGGGACCCAGGCCTGCGGCCGCGCGCGGCGGCGGCGGCGGACCGGGACGGGACGCTCCATCGCCAGGTATCGCTCGACGTCACAGGCGTGGTCGTCCTTCTTGACCACGCCGAAGCTGCCGTCGTCCTTCGGTTTCTGGCGGTACTTCCGTTTCTGGCGGATCAGGTTCGCGCAGCGCGAGGAGATCAGGATCAGGGGGAAGGGCTTGCGGGTGATCCGGCCCTCCCCATCGCAGGAGGAACAGTGGTAGACGTCCTCGGCCTCGTCCTCGTAGCCCGGCTCCTGGCCGGTGCCCTCGCAGCGCGCGCATGGCTCGTCGCAGGGGATCATGTGGCTCATCCGCCGCTTGATCTCCAGGACGCCCGCTTCGAGGTCGTTCTTGCCGTAGATGACGGGGACGCCGGCGCGGGACCACGCCTCGCCGACACGCTCGCCGGAGGCGAGGTCGCGGCTACGGGCGGCGGGGTCGATCACGTTGTACTTCGCCAGCGGCGGCAGGCCCCAGCCTTCGCGCAGCGTGGCCATGCGCTCGGCCGCGTGCTCGGGGATTGCGGAGCGGCCCGACAGCACGAGCTCGTCGTAGATCACCATGCGACTGACCTCCTCGCCGGCGATGCTGAGCCTCTGCATCCCCGAGAAGAGGATCGCCGTCTCGACCTGGCCCGGGTCGATGCCGTCGAGGTGTTCGAGGCGACCGACGAATTCAGGCTCGATGTGCTCCTCGGGGACGACGTGCAGGCCACCGGGGTGAGGGTCGAACTCCTCATAGACGAGGCCCTTCGCGGCCTTGAATTCGCCCGACTTGATCGCGGCGCGACGGTGCGGCGGGATTTTCGCCAGCGCTTCGTCGCGGCCCTCCGGGGAGAGGTGCGGGTTCTCTTCGATGTCTGCCTGGATCATCAGGACCCCGGCCTTTTCGTTCACCCACACGCGGTCGGCGATTTCCTCGGCTTCGTCGGATTCCGCGGTCGTCTCCCAGAACTCGTCGAAGACCCAGCCGAGGTCGCCGGAGAGCGGGGTGAAGCCGAAGAGTTCGTCGCCCTGGTAGTCGGCCAGGCGCATCGCGCACTGTTCGCGGATCTTCTCGCCGTTCTCGCCCGCCGGCTCCTCGTCGAAGACGACGCGGTGGCGGGCCGAGCCGCCGAAGCGCGCGTCGGGGTCCTGTTCG